ACGCAAAATAGCAATCTGCACCCCCGATCAACTAGGGTAGGTCTTGGCTCGTTCGCACCCGATTGGTCGCTGAACAGCCCCCACACCTTCCTCCTTGGGTGTGGGTTATATACCCATCAACCTTCGAAGATCGGACAGACCATGAGACGCATCACAGCAACCATCGTCACCACACTCACCCTGCTCATCGGCATCGGAACTGCACACGCAGCCCAAGCCCCCAAACCCACCCACAGCCGTTCCGTCAACCGAACAGAAGTGATATCGAGAGAAGCACAACCGACTATCAAGTTCCGGCACGGTGACATCAGTTGGTTGCCACAGCTCGCAGCCGAAGCAGGATGGCCACCCAAGACATGGAAACGGCTCGGTCAGATCATCCTTCGAGAATCGGGTGGATGCCCGAACCGTAGGGGAGGTGACATCGTGAACAAGGACTGTGAAGTCGTTGGATTTGACGGGTCGAATCATCGCTCAGATACATCGCTGCTTCAGATCAATGGGGTGAACTACGACCCGAAGCGAAACAAGTATGCGCCTATCTGCACACAAATGAAGATATGCACCCAAGAACCTCTGCTCGATGCCTTGACCAACCTCAAGGCTGGACTGCTCCTATTCAAAGCAACAGGTTCTGATTGGTCGCCTTGGATAGTTCCTGAAGGTGGTTGGTAAGCATCCACCACAATGTGACTGATACTTGCTACTGTGACAAGTAACCCAAAGGAGGGTACAAAATGGAACCAATGACAGATAGAAACAAGGCAGGCTGGATCATCGCATTCACATCGTTGGGATGGATATTCTTCCTACTCCCAATGAGTGGTGAAGAGATACCAGAAGGACACCCAACACCAATATCCCATCAAGCATGGGTGACTTGGATCATCATCAACTTTGTGATGCTGGTACTTGTTCACCTGTTGATTAGCCGTGAGCATCGTGCAGCTAAACGATTCAATCGTGCAATGCAACGGGCAAGAAAACTGCACCCAACATGGCGCAATGACTGAGGTTCATGTTGTTGAAAGTTGGTCTGAATCCGCAAATGTCTTCAGACCATCACAACCTGAATGGATGATCCAAGCCAAATGCAAAGGGCAAACTGATCTGTTCTTCAACGAAGGCAACAGCATCTATGTTCGTGCAGCAAAAGTCATTTGTGGCACTTGCCCTGTGCGACGTGAATGTTTAGCGTTCGCAATGAAGAACGATGACCAAGGCATCTGGGCTGGTACCTCAACGAACGAACGTGAACGCATACGACGTGCGCTGAGGAAGAACATTAGAGTTTTGACATCATGACATCACCACAGAAGCGCAAAGGATCAGCAGCAGAGTTAGCGGTGGCTAAGTGGCTCAACCGTCTCGGCTGGACTGGTGCTGAACGCTCCCGTGCCGGATGGACAGATGATCGAGGCGACATTGACGGCATCCCAGGTGTGTGCATCGAGGTGAAGAATGAGAAGCGAATAGACCTGCCTGGATATCTGCGTGAGCTGGAGGTGGAGATGAAGAACGCTAAGGCTTGGGCTGGTGCCGTCATTGTGAAACGGCGTGGATCAGCCGATCCTGCTGACTGGTATGCGGTGATGCCTGCACAGAAGTGGGCTGAACTGCTGCTCGAATTAGACCAACCAAACAACCCCACAACACCCCTCGGTGAGTATCCCCATCGGCACACATAAGTAGTGCTACAGTCACAATTCTAATAATTCCCAAACATCAAGGAGACCCTGCAATGTCTGATCAATTCCTATCTGAAGAAGCACCGAAGGATCGTTGGGGACGGTATCTCGTCCAGCAACCCGAAGGCAAACCACGTGGATATACACGTGTCACAACTGTCGCAAAGACATTGGATGATTCCAGTTCGCTTGCCGATTGGAAAGTTCGTATGGCCATCACAGGTTTGGTTCAACGACCAGACCTCCTTGCCAAAGCATCAACTTCGATTGATGACCGAACTGCACTCAACAAGATTGCCAACGATTGTGTTGAGGCTTCTGGTGGATATTCCCGAGCCAATCTCGGTACGAGCCTCCACAAAATTACGGAGCAAATAGACCTCGGGTTGAAGCCTGTGATCCTTCCAGGATTACAAGCCGACATTGATGCATATATTGCAGGCATTGCAGCTTACGGAATCAAGATGCACGACGAGTTCATTGAAGTGCTACTCATCAACGACGAGTTGGAATACGCAGGCACAGCAGACCGAATCGTCACCCTCATGGACGGACGCTTGGTCATCTTCGACCTAAAGACAGGCACCGATCTGTCGTACTCGTATGGCAACATCGCAGTCCAACTCGCCATGTATGCCAACGCTGAATGGATGTACAACTGGAAGACAGGCGAACGACAAGAAATGCCAGACCTAGACAAGACTGTTGGCATCATCTGCCACCTTCCAGCAGGCGACGCAACCGTCAACTTCCACGAAGTCAACCTCGTAGCAGGATGGGAAGCAGCCAAACAATCATTCGCCACCCGTGAATGGCGCAAACGCAAAGACCTATTCAAGCCCTACACATTCTCAGACAAACCAAGAACCCCAACCCCACCCAAAGCCGTACCAACCAAAGTTGTTGAGACCACTAAGTCTTTGACAGCCCGTGCAGGTTGGATGAAAGCACGAATACAGGCGCTGACAGTACCTGCACAAAAGATGCTGGTGCTTTCATGGCCTGCTGGAGTTCCGCATTTTGATCAATGCTCAAACGAACACTTTGATGCCCTGGTGCGAGTCATAGAGCTAGTCGAAGCAGAACATTCTGCACCGTTCTTTGAACCAGATCCAAGCAAACCAAAACATAAAAGACGCAAGATCGCAGGCTTTGATAATCCAGAGGATGCGTACCCAGGATGAACGACCCAATTGAAGGTCGAGCATACGATGTACGCAACGAAGACATCCAAGCGATCAACTTCATCAAGACACAAATACAAAGCCTTGATCATGATCGACGCAACGAATACGCAACCTTACTCATTGATGCACAGTCAGCAAAACGGAACATCAATCTCAGCGCAAACAAATCTCACAGACGATACGAAATTGCTAGAGGCATCCTGCTTCTCATGCAAGACGGACAGTTTGACCGAGACTTGGTGAAGGGCATCTGCTCCCACATCACCAAGCAGCAATACATAAAGGCAGGCGAAGCACTAGGTCATCTGAACGCCCAACAGGCTGAGCTATTCGCTCAAATCTGTTACGGCATCACAGCCGACCAAGTGACAATCCAATACATCCCAGAACAGAACACGTTCAGTGTTCAGGAGGTAAGGCAATGACAGACATATTCCTACAAGACGGAGGATCGAAATATCCTGCGCTCAAGTTTGAGACACCAGGAGACAGCCACACAGGCAAAGTCCTTGAGGTCAAGAAATTGGAAGATCGTGACCCACAAGGGAACACGAAAACTTGGGATAACGGAGACGTGCGATACGTGTTCGTGTTCACCATCAACACCGGTACCGAGATTGGAAATATCTGGGCGAGGGGTGCGATGGTCAAAACAATCCGTGAAGCAGCTACTGCTGCGAACGTGACTGCAATGGTTGGCACCAACCTCACAGTGAAATACACGGGTGACGGGGAAAAGAAAACGAAAGGATTTAACGCACCGAAGTTGTACAAGGCAAAAGTTGAGCCTGGTAAAACTGACGATTCAACATCAATGTGGTAACAACCACACGATGAAATAGGTTTGCTGGGTGGGGTACATTCACCCCCTGATCGAGACCCTACCCAGCATTCAACCCACTAGGAGCAACATGACAAAGCAAGACCTACAAAATGCAATCCAATTCTTAGAGAAGATGGTTATCGGGGTAGCAGACCAAGACCGATTCTTCGCCACGTTAGAAGCACTCAAAACCGAACTAGCCAGAAGGAGCAAACCAAAATGACACCAGACACAATGAACCTGATAGCCGAACTTGAACAACGAGTATCCGAACTATCTGCAGCACTAGAACTAGTCACCGAGGATCGTGACAACCTGCGAGACGCAGGCAACAGCCTCATGACCGAGCTAGAAGCATGCCGAGCAACACTCATCCAAGCCCACTCAGACATCTCACGCCTTCGTGTCTACCTAGCCCAAGGAGCAGAGTTGTAATGGGGATGAGCGACTACGACATTGTCATCAAGGACTATCAGTTCCGAGTGTTGGAGTTGTGCAACGAAATTGCACGGCTCAACTCTCACATAGAAACATTGGAAACCACGCTGGCAGCAATGTCAGGCGAACTACACGCCCTACGAATCGAGACACAATGAGCAGTTATGACACCACGAATCAACCACGTAATGAAATAAAAGATTTACGCGATGTGAATACACAGTTACATCGAGAAAATCTTGGTCTTAAAATACGCATCATCTCAATGCGAGAAAAACTTCAAGAACTCTTAGATGAGTTAGAACTTGCACACGAAGCATTGCGGAGGGAGATGAAATGACTCAATATAAAAAGGGTGACAGAGTAATCATTGACGACGAATCAGGAGTCATCGAATCAGTATCCATCGGTGCCGAAGGCACACTTTACGATGTCCGATACGGCCACACTTTCATGATCGCAGTCGATGTACCAGAAGAAGATATTCAACCTTGGATGGCGGACGAACAATGATCATCCAAGTACGCTGCAACGCCTGCAAAGGCGTAGTCAAACTAGACGACCAACGCACCACAGGATGCCTGTGTGACTCTGACGCACCAACCTGGGTTGGCTTAGGTAGAGACGGCAGGCTCATCCACTACTCACAAGTCGACCTCACCATCATTGAGGAAGCCAAGTGACCCTGCCTGGACTCAGTCGACTCAACCCATGCCCATGCCGACAGCCGATACCTCAACAACCAATTTGCGGTGATCGAGGGGTTGAAGATGATGATTGAAGACCCGATTGCAGAGTTCATCGAAGCAGCAGCCGACGGGCTATGTACCGCTTATGTGGTGGTAGCAACCGTTGAGCGGATAGACGGTTCACAGTCGTTTTGGATAACAACCCTGAACAGGCAGACATCATCAACTACGCTCGGACTTCTCGTATCAGCTACTTCAGCAGAGCAATACCGAATAGCAAAATCGTTAACGCAAGGAATGTAACCGAAGCCCTAAGGAGGCGAAGATGGGAAGAAGAGCTAAACAATTCAAATATCCTGCAGCAAAACTGCTTGATACTTTCAGTCCTGACACAAACGACCTTGAGATGGCAGAGATGCTTGGTGTTTCAAGGTCTTGTGTTGTGCGATGGAGAACACGACAAAGCGAACTAGGCGAATACCGTGCCGACCAGTATGCAATCAAACTTGGGTTGCATCCTTTTGAGGTTTGGCACAACTGGTTAGAAGATGCGATGAGTGCACAATGAACACGCTTGACACCGCACTCGCCTATACACGATTAGGTATCAGAGTGGTACCAATCAAACCTGGACACAAATATCCTGGTATTGACAACTGGCAGAACCTAGCAACCGACGACACCGGTGTGGTCACATCATGGTGGACTGGTGACTACAAGAGCTACGGCATCGGTATCGCCACAGGACGCACCAGACACGGACAGATATTCGTCGTCGACGTGGACGACAGAGAAGAATACAAAGGCTCAGACACCCTCCACGATTTGGAGCAAAGATACGGTGCGTTACCTGAAACGGTTACAGCAATCACAGGCACAGGAGGGCAGCACCTCTACTTCTACTCCCCGATAGAGGTACGCAACGACGCTGGATCACGCCTCGGAGTCGGACTCGATATCAGGGGTGAGGGAGGGCAGGTACTTGCCAGCCCAACGATCCACCCCAATGGCAAGCAATACCAGTGGGTTGACGGGCTATCACCCCTCGACAGGAAGCCTTCAGACGCCCCACAGTGGCTCCTAACGCTACTAACCACCCAACCTGCCATGATCAAGCCCCAAGGAGCCAGCGACCTATTCCTAGCCGACCCAACCACCCCCTCAGCCAGATACTGCGCCCAAACCACCTGGGAGCAGCTACTAATACCAGACGGCTGGACACTCGCCAAGACAGACCGTCACGGTGAACAACACTGGACACGACCAGGCAAAGACACCCGAGACGGCATCAGTGCCACCATCGGACACAACGGCAACGACGCACTCATAGTCTTCACCTCAACCATCCCCTGGCTCCCCGAAGGTGGATACAACCGATTCGGATACATGGCAGCACGAGATCACAACGGAGACTGGAAACAAGCAGCCAAAACATATCTCGCCAACAACACCACCCCAGCCAACCCAACCCTCATCACACCCGACGAAATGCTCGACATGCTTATCGACTGGAAAACCTTCTGGACACAAGACCACATCGTTGAAGACTGGATTGCCAAACCACTCATCGCACGGGCAAGACAAACAGCACTGTTCGCAGGAGCCAAAACAGGTAAGTCCTGGCTAACACTCAACGTCGTCGCAGCCCTAGCCACAGGCAAACCAATACTCGGACACCCACCCGTACCCCAAGTCCACTGCCTCTACCTCGACTACGAAATGGTAGAAGCAGACCTGTACGAACGCTTAGAACAATTCGGATACACCGAAGACGACAACCTCTCCCACCTTCACTACGCACTCATCCCCAGCCTCCCCCCACTCAACACACCAGAAGGTGCGTCAGCGATCATGCGCCTATGCGAACTCACCAAAGCAGAAGTTGTAGTGATCGACACAACAGGACGAGCGATAGAAGGCGAAGAGAACTCTGCAGACTCTTATCGTGAGTTCGCACGTACCACCGGACTTGCCCTCAAGAGAGCAGGCATAGCCTGTGTACGCACAGACCACGCAGGTAAAGACGGTGGCAAGAAGCATGGCCAGCGAGGCTCCAGCGCCAAGAACGACGACGTGGACATCGTCTATCGCCTAGACAAGACCGACGACGGACTCACCCTAGAACGCACCCACACACGCATCAGTTGGGTACCAGCCAAAGTAGAACTCATAGTGGAAGACCTAGACGACATCACCACCATCCGACTCCGCACCCGAGAACACAAAGGCTGGACAGTCGACGAGATAGAACTAGCCAAACGCCTAGACGACCTGGGCTACCCAACCACCCTCTCAACCAACGAACTCATGCGCCAAGCCAAAACCAACGGACACAAACTCGCCCGACGATCCACAGTCATACGAGCACAACAATGCAGACTCCTACCCACACCAGACCCCCTCGATTCGGGTACCGCCATCGGGAACCCCCCTCTAGAACCTAGTGTGGCATTGGGTACCACACACCGTACCGATAGGTACGGGGTGGTACCAGCCCCGTCCGACCCACCACAACAACCTGAACTACTCGATCAAAACAATTTATGGTGACCCCCCCCCCACCCCCACCCCAACCCACACGTCGAAACCAAAACCAAACCAACACCCACCACACCAACACCCACCCCAAACCCATGCCACCCATCACCCGACCCTGCCTCAACTGTCGCCAACTCACAACCCAACCAATGCGATGCGATCTATGCGAAGCAAAGCATCAATCGAAACGCAACAAGGTACGCACCCACTACCAAGGTGACTACAAGCAACGAGCTGCGTGGGTGAGGGCTAACGCCACGATCTGTCACATCTGTGGCGAAGGCGAACGAGGGTCATCTGATCCCTGGACAGCCGATCATGTTTATCCAGGTGAAAGTGATTCGCTTCTCCTCGCTGCACATCGATCTTGTAATTCTTCAGTCGGAAATAAAACTTGAAAACCCCCTCCCCGTATTATTGGGGGGTGGGTCTGAACTCGGGGACTTTGGCTTGGAAAGTACCCCTGCCGTGCGCGAGACGCGCCTTCGCGAAACTAGGGTGTTTGTCATGATCCAAAATGACCTGCAGAATCTTGCCCATCCAATCACCGAACTTCAGTTGCTCCCTGGCAATCCTCGACGTGGAGACATCGAGGCTGTCAAGCGAAGCCTTGAAGCGTTCGGGCAGCGTAAGCCGATTGTGGTGCGCCGATCAGACAGCGTTGTCATCGCAGGCAACCACACGTTGCAGGCTGCGCAGGCTTTGGGCTGGGATGAGATTGCTGTTGTCTGGGTTGATGATGATGAGGTCACGTCGAAAGCGTTTGCTTTGGCAGACAATCGCACAGCCGAGTTGGGTGACTACGACGAGGAAGCGTTAGCTGATCTGATCAACGATGTCGGTTCGTTAAACCCTGGCCTGCTGGAGTCATCGGGCTGGGATGACAAGGCTGTGAAGGAATTGTTGGATCGTGTTGAGCAGATTGAGTTGCCGACTGATGTTGATGATGTACCAGAGGATGTTGCTGCTGTTTCTAAGTTGGGTGACATCTGGTTATTGGGAGAACATCGAGTGATGTGTGGAGACAGTCTGATTCTAGAAAATTTATCTCAATTAATGAAAGATAAATTTGCAGACATGGTTTGGACTGATCCACCTTACGGTGTTTCATACCAGAAAGATTTGACACCAGAACAAGCAAAAAAAATGCGCAGAAGAACTGATGGTTTGGAAGTGATGAACGACTCATTGGAAGGTAATCAATTATTTGATTTTCTATTGAAATCTTTTACAAATTTATTGAGCAAATGCAAAGATGGAGCTACATGGTTTGTTGCTTCTCCTCAGGGTGGGCAACAACATGTTTCGTTCCTTCAAGCGATGCTTGATTTGGGTATTTACAGAGAAACAATTATCTGGGATAAAGGTTCGTTAGTGCTTTCAAGACTTGATTATCACTATCAGCATGAACCAATTTTGTATGGATGGAAACCAGGTGCTGCTCATACTCCACCACCTGACAGAACGCAAACATCTATTTGGCAGATTCCTCGACCAAGAAAATCTGCAGAACATCCAACGATGAAACCAATTGAGTTAATAGTTCGATCTATAACAAATCACAATAATCGTGGCGCTCTTCTACTTGATCCGTTTGGTGGTTCTGGCAGTACTCTGATTGCTGCGCAGGAAACCAATCGAGTCGCCTATCTGATGGAACTTGATCCAAAGTATGTTGACGTGATTTGTGCTCGATACCAAAAAGTAACTGGTGTCTTGCCTGTGCTTGAATCGTCTGGGAAAGTTCACGACTTCATCAATGCCTAAACCAGTTGGTCGTCCACCAAAACCAGTGGAGCAGAAGCGTCGTGCCGGTAATCCTGGTCACCGTCCGTTGCCTGATGTAGTTATCCCGATCCCCACGTCTGCTACGCCCCCTGAGCCTCATCGTCCTTTAGGTACAGCAGGTCGTGTGTTTTGGGAGCGTGTTTGGAATGTTGCTTTCACTTGGATCAGCCCACAAATGGATGTCGAGTTATTGCAGATTGTGTCGGAGCAGATTGATGAACGTGCTGCTCTGCGTGTGAAGGTTTTGCGTGAGGGTGATTGGCGTGATCGTTCTGCTCTTCGTGCTTTGGATTCGCAGGTGCTAGATTGTCTATCCCTGCTTGGTTTTACTCCTGTTGATCGAGCACGACTTGGCTTCGTGGAGGTGAAGATCCAGAATGAACTTGAACAATTCCGTGAGCGTAAAGCAAATAGGTTCACCAACATGGTCAACTCCGAGGTTGTATCAGAATTCTGATGGCGAGCTAGTAACCGACTTCGCTGAAACTTTCTTGCATGTCAGCAAAGGTGTGTTGGCTGGGGAGGGGCTGAGGTTAACTAACTGGCAGTCAAGTTTGTTGGATTCTTTGTATGAGCGCAGGGCTGATGGGATGCTTCGGTACCGTCGAAGCCTCATCGGACTAGCTCGTAAGAATGGTAAATCGCTGCTTGGTTCTGTCTGTGCGTTGTACGGCTTGATTGAGGGTGAGCCTGGGGCTGAGGTGTATTCGGCTGCTGGTGACAGGATGCAGGCACGGATTGTGTTCAACGAGGCAAAGTGGCAGATCAGTCAGTCGGCTGCGTTGTCAGGTATTTGCAAGGTGTATCGAGATGTGGTTGAGGTTCCTTCCACCGGTGCGATCTACCGTGTTCTTTCTGCTGACGCAAAACTTCAACAGGGTCTAAACCCGAGCACAGTGATATTTGATGAGGTTCACGTACAACCCAATCATGATCTTTGGGATGCGCTTTCGTTAGGTATGGGTGCAAGAAAAGATCCTCACATCATCGGTATCACCACCGCAGGGTTTGACCCTGATTCGTTGTGTGGTCGTCTTTACAACTATGGCAAGCGTGTCATTGCTGGCGACCAGGATGATGAACGGTTTGGTTTCTTTTGGTGGGAAGCACCAGAGGGTTGTGCTGTGTCGGATCGTGATGCTTGGGCTGCAGCTAATCCAAACCTGGCTGAAGGTTTACTTGACATCGAGGATATGGAAGTGTCGATGAACCAGACGGCTGAGGTCGCCTATCGGAGATACAGATTAAATCAATGGGTGCGCACGGATGGCGAGTCATGGTTGCCTGCTGGTGCTTGGGAGTTATGCCGTTCAGATATGGAACTCAAACCTGATCTACCCACCTTCGTTGGTGTGGATATGGCATTGAAACATGACTCGATAGCAGTTGTTATTGCACAGCCTCAAGATGGCCGTGTTGTTGTTCGATCAAAGATTTGGCATCCTGACGCTAACGCAATGGATGTCTCAGCTGTTGAACAGCACATTCGTGACATCAACAGAAAGTTCAATGTTGTGGAGAACGCTTATGACCCTGCTTTCTTTCAGCGTTCTGCAGAGGTCTTATCTGAAAACCATGTGATGGTTGAGTTCCCTCAGTCAGCTTCACGAATGATTCCTGCGTGTGGCAACTTGTACGAATTGATTGTGAATCAAGTGATCGCACATGATGGTGATCCAATGTTCGCTGATCAAGTGTTGTCTGCTGCGCAACGCCAAACAGAGTCAGGTTGGCGACTGTCTAAAGGTAAGTCAAAGCGTAAGATTGACGCTGCGATTGCTCTTGCTATCGCATCAGATCGTGCGACATCAAAACAGGAAGTCGCACCTATACCTGGTTTCTTTGTAGTCTAGGATCATGACAATCTTCCTGCTAGAACTTCTCGCTGTTTCACTCATCGGTTTTGGGGTATTCTTGGTGTCGGTACCCATCGGGCTGATCTTTGTCGGCTTCACAGTTCTATTGTTCGCATTCGCATTTGAGCGTGGGCAGAGGAAGGTCAAAAAGTAAATGTTGTCACGACTTCTGAGCCAAGGCACCGAGGAACGAGCCGTTTCATTCCAGTCGCTGTTTGCAATGGGCGACGGCTACTCGATGACTACAAACGCTGGAACAGTAGTCACCCAAATTGATTCACTCAAAATTGAAGCAGTATACGCATGTGTGCGTCTCATCTCTGATTCAATTTCAACTTTGCCTGTTGATACTTACATTCGTGTAGGTGCAGAACGCAAAGCATTCCGTCCTAGACCACAATGGTTGGACATCCCTGAAACTGGTGTCACTCG